TGGCATCTCGAATTGTTCTGACATGGTTCTCTCCTGTTAATGTGAGAAGGGGAGCCGAAGCCCCCCGTCATTAGATTAAACTGAATCAGCTACCCACATCTGAACGACATGCTCGTCTTCGGTACGTGTCGCACCAGCGGTCCATTGACTGAACACCTGAATCATGTATTGCTTCTCAGGGTTCTCAGTAATACGTGTGAACGTATCCTGATTGACAGCTAAGGCCAGACCACGACGGGTGTAGGCAAAGCATCGTAGATCAGCGCCCGGGACATCAGCTTCCAGCATATTGGACACGATCCACGTGAAACCCATCCAGTTCGGAACAATACCGTAACGCTGCAGTGCCTGCACTTGAACGTAGTCTGCACTGGTGTTCTCAGTGAGCTGCATTAACTTGCGGACCTGCGTCGGACCAACCACCATTACTTTGGCTTCGTCGGGCATGATCTCGTTCTTCATGAACTGCTCTTGCACCTGCGTCACCAGATCAAACGTGATCGGCGTAGTGCCATCACCAATGAGCTGTGCTGCGTCGTAAGGAACAGCAATGCCTTCACCATCAAGAGCGTCACCAGTGGCTGCCTCGATGATAATCTTGTCATAGGCTCTGCGCATGGCATTACCTTGTGACTGAGCATAAGTTGACTCAGGGTCGACCAGCATCTGCACCTTGTCTTCGTGCTCAACGGTCATTGTGTGATTGAAGGTTCGTGGTGTCGCAACTCTGCGGCTCCAGTCGTCGTCGATAGGTACGGTCGCTACACGGCGGCCAGTCTTCTCAACTGCTTCAGATGGACCCAGACGCTCGAAGTTATACGCTTCACCACCGCTTGAAACTTCATAGCAGTATGGGCGTAGACGGGCATCGGATTGTTGTGCTAGGTGTCGTACATTGTCTTCATATTCCTGAATAAATGCACTGTCGATTGTGATAGCCATGGGGCTTACTCCTGTGTATCTCTGGCGTCCAGAGAATGAAAGTTAAAGTCATTCACTCTGGGCATGCCCGGAGACCCGGAACCGCTTGGCTGAGGTCAGTTTTGCGCCATAACTGTGTTGGGCGTTGTGCCGGACCTCGTTGGGATACCCGGCTGTTAGAGTGCAGAGCATAAACCCTGCACTCCATTGGTGTCAACCGTTCTAAGCCTGACCCTGTCTGCCACCCACCACGAAGGATGGTCCACCCGTGTACGTGGACTGGTACAGCTTGCGTCTTTTCTCGACCAGTCGCTTCATCTCAGCCCGCTTGCTGCCGTCATGAGACTTCTGCAGCTCAGCGATGCGACCACCCAGCTCCTCAATCTGCTCCTTGGCCTCCAGTCGCGTTGGTGTTTGGTCACCTTCGACCTGCTTCAGCAGCTCTGACCCTTCTCCTCCGAGGGCGGTACCAAGCTTATACAGGGCTGTCATGGTGGCAGCATTCATTGCCTCAGTTGGAATGAAGGACAGGAAGTTCTCGCGGACCTTCTCGACAACCTTGGAACGCTCATCCCATGCTGCTCCCCACTCGCCTTTCAAGGTGTTGACGCCTTCCACTCGCTGAGCTTCACCAGCCTCACGCTGCTTGACCAGCATGACGTTCATGCCTTCGTCGAGGCCCTTCATCTGGGCTACGGACAGGTTCTGCGACAGGGCCAGCTCACCAAAGGCTGCAGCAGTCTCGGCATCAGTACCCTCACCAAACTCATACCCGGTTGCGTCTTCTGGTCGGCCCAGCTGGGAGTACAACGCGTTCATTGCTTCAACGTCATCTGCCTCCGGGCGTGGCATGACCTTACCAGCTGTACGCTCACTCAGTTTGCCGTAGAAGGCATTCCAATCTTCGGTGCTGGCATTCTCCCCGGGTGCGAACAATCCTGTGCCGAACTTGGAACGCATGTGCTCGATCCTCTCGAATCCTGCTGCCATGTCGTCGGCTGTTTTAAATTCATCCCATGCTCGGACATCTTCAGGTAGACCTGCACGCCAATCAGCACCAGTACCACCAGCACCACTGCCCTCACCAGCTCCGCCCGATCCGCCTGCCGCTGCTGTGCCATCTGATCCAGCCTCGTCTTGGAGTACATAATATTCTCCTCTTCGTTTCATTGCATTAGCTCCCAGTCTTCAGCCAGCACATCAGTCTGTGATGCCAGCCATGGTACGACCTGACCATCAGCAGTCTTCATGTCGATGTGCGCGTGGTATTTGATCTTCGTGCCTTCCGGGTAAATGCCCAGCAGGGGTGGCATGCTCACAGTGAACTCGGAGCCCAGCACGAGGAAGATAAACATCCCCTTGCCATTCCACCCAGACCGGCGCATACGGCCGCCTGTCTTGATCAATGTCAACGCATCATCGAAGCCCATGTCACCCATGACTGGGTCCTCACCTCTGACAGGGCTGTCTTCATCGAATTGTCCCATATCTGGTTCGTTCTTTTCCATATTACTTCTCCACTATGCCGCGTAATAGAACCATCACATCACGACGACCAGCATGGCGGGATAGCTTGGCCTCGTCTGTTGCAGTGTGTTGGTTGTGATAAAACTGGTCCATGAGCCACTTGTAGACGACCTGCCCATCCTGAGTGTCGAACAGACGCTTGGCTGCTAGTTGCTTGGCCTCTGTGCGCTTCAAGACGTCAGCCGCTGTATTGGCTGCCCTCTTTTCAGTGCTGACTTCGATCCCGCTCATTGTCCTGAGCCTTGGTTAATGGGTGTGACGTTGTCCGGTGTTGACAGGCCCCCGGCATCCATGGCTTGGGCTCCTTCACCCATAGCAGTCATGGCCTTGCCTTCCTGCTCAGCAATGGCAGCGGTCTGGGCTTCCTTCTGTGCAGCTTTGCGTTCTTCACCCTTGCGGATCACTTCGTCTTTGCTGTTCATCAGCTTGGCTGGTACACCAATCAGGAGGCCCACCTCGCGTGCTGCTGCAGTAGCATCAGGCACGTCAATAACATCTGGGTAGATCTCAGCCAGCTCAGCCACACCAGCCAACCACTGCTCGATGGAACGTGCCTGCTCTGACTTCTGGGATCTGGGGATGGGTCCGGTGTACTCGATGTCCATGTCCCCTCCCATCTCTGCCAGTACAGCAGGCATCTCGGGTAACTGCCCTGCACGCAGCAGGATGTTGAAGGTGCGCTGTATCAATGGATCAAGCAGGTCGGATTGAATGCGGCCCACTGTGGGTCCTAGTGTTTTCTGCATCAGCTGCCAGCGTCTCTCGACCTCGGTGGCAGTCATGGCTGGCGACTCCTTGAGTTCCAGCTGATCACCAAAGAATGCTTCAACAATGGAGCGTTGCAGGTCCATGATGCGGTCCTTGGATACATCGAACCGGGCTCCCGTGATAATGGGCTTCAGCCCGTCGATATCTGACACAATGGTGAGGCCTCCTGCCTCCTGATCTATGTCTGACATTAAGCCATTCTCTGTGGTCATCATGGCCGGGTCAATGGCCTTCTCAACGGAACGCTGGTCCATGTACACCATCTCATTCAGTGTCAGGATATCAGCCAGACCAATGTGTGCAGGACCGTGGCCCCACATGCTGCCTGAGGCCTTAGCAAAGCGGGTGATGAAGGCTGGCATCTCATAATAGCCCCCCTCCTCGCCCAGCTGTGTCTTAGTGCGTCTCAGCACGTACTTGAACCCGAAGGGACGGGCTAGGGGTGCGAGCATACCACTGGTGTCTGCATTCTTGCGGTTGTCTCGCTTGTAAATGGCGAAGATGACCGTCTCTTTGCTCTGGTCCATGCTGGCGTTGTCAGCCCGGTTGGCAATGTCTGAGGGCACATGTTCCTTGCCAAACTTGTCCACCATCTGCAGTGGGGTGTATTCCAGTCGGCGGTAGATCCGCAGCACGGTACCGTCTGCCCCCTCTTCGAAGAATATCTCCTCCTGTGGTACCGCTTGGAAGTTGATGCCGTCCCAGTCTGTCTCGTTCTCGACCTCCTCGATCAGTGTGGTGGTGGCGAAGCTGCACATGTCGGTGTACCCCTCTGCCATCTCGAGGTTGAAGTTGGACTCCTGCAGAGCCCGGTGTGTTCGCTTGCCTGACTCTTCCAACCATTCAGTGGCTTCCTGATCGTCCTTCAGGTCCTCATCACGGAAGGCCAGATTGAACCACATCGTGTTGGGGCTGGTGAGGTTGGAGTGCAGGTTGGCTGCCAGTCTGCGGCAGGCCTTCACAGCTGTGTCGTCGTAGATGTCACGCTTGCGCCACTCCACCTCCTGCTCGTTCTTGTTGGTCTTGAAGAACTCACCCCGGAAGGGTACAACGAACTGCTCGATGACCTGCCACGTTTGTTCCACGACCTTGCGGCCCCCTTCAAGCACGGAGACCCGCGCTACCACATCTGCTGATTTCATTAGCTGTTCCTGCCGTATTGACGGCGCTTGACTGTGTATCGCTTGGAGCCTGTGTGACGTTTGAGCACCTGCCTTTCAACGTGTACGTTGGCATAGATGACCGCATCTCCCCTGTCTGTGCTGCGGCCTAAGCGTTTGATTATGTGCTTCTTGCCTTCCACTTGCAACACGTTGCCTTCCTTGATGTCATACGTGGCAGCGCACAGGTCGGCCTTCAGCTTGTTGTCTGGTGGTAGCTGGATGTTATTACCTGAGGCCGGGTCCAGCACCTCCCTGAACTGCCAGTACCACATGGCTCGCTTGTTCTTGTACTTGAAGGTGCCTGTGCGGTCCCTGACGCCTCCGCAACCCTCTGACCCAGTCATGGGCTCGCATTGCATCTCATTCTCCCTGAGCTTGTCCACGACGCTGGTGCCGACCCCAATAGCATCCACCTGCACTGGGCATCCGTTGCGCCTAATAGCAGCGATACGACCCACCAAGGTCGGACCATCAGGCACCTCATGCCCGGGGATCACGGTGAGCGGTGCGAACCAGTTGTCATGACGTGGAGCCAATATCGACTCATCACGTCCACCCCGGGACACATCGACACCCATGGCATCCATTGCGCCCTTCTCCCCGTCAGGGGTCCATCGATCCATTGCAGCTTGGACCCAAGCAGTGGGTATGACCTGCCATGCATCATCCTCTGCACCAGCGAGGAAGTCACCGTACAGCATCTGTGAGCGTAGTGGCTCGGGTAGTGATTGCAGTGTGGTCATATAGCCTGTCCCTGTAAGGTATGGATTGTCTGTGATCCGTGATGGAATGAACGTGCGTGACATGGGTGTGATGAGCTCACCATTGTAGTCGAAAGGCTCACCACTCTCCACCTCGAGGTCCTCACCCGCTATCGTTGCGAACCAGCGTAGCTCCCCGGGCTCTGCGCGGTTGTGATGTTGTGGGTCCAGCCATGGTGCAAAGAAGTCGATCAGCCACATGCCCTCTGCTGAGGTGGGAGGGTTGGAGCACATCAACGTCCTGCAGCGTTGCCCCGGGATGGTAGTACGCACCCAGCCCATCAGGAATCGCACCTGATCCTCCTTCAGGTTGGCAGCCTCGTCCAGCACCAGCAGGTCACGTGGGTTGCCTTGGAATTTGTTCTCATCACCCGGGTTGGGCACACCACCGAACTGCATCTGTCTGGCCTTGTCACCTGTGTGGAACCTCCAGATCTTATTCTGCCCATTGAACCCATCCCTGCCCCCAAGGATCTCAGCGACCCGGTCATACACCCCAAGCAGCTGCGTCGCCTCCTGTCTAACGAATAGCGTGCGCCTGTGCTCCGTCATAGCCAGACCGATGGCCAGATCTGACTTGCCCCCTCCTGCTGCTCCACCATACAGTGTGATGTCTGCCTTGCAGTCTGCTGCTTCCGTCTGTGGACCTGACAGTGGCATCCAGATCGGCTGACTATCACCAAGGTATTTGCCAAGGGCTGAGAGCTCCTCAGGGCTGCACTGCTCAATGTAGCGGTCTATGTCTGCATCAGTGGTTAAAGAAACGATGGTGGCTCTCCTATGGGCTCTGGTGCCCCAGTATCATCTTCTTCTTGGTCAACTGCAAACCTGATCCGCTTCTTAAGCTCCACAAGGTCCATTGTGGGGGCTAACTCATCACCAGCCAGTAGGTGACCGTTCTGCCAGTCCAGAAAGTCCTTGGCGGAGATTGCAGGAGCATTGGCCACCAGCTTGTCCACCTTCTTGTATTGGCTGTCCATCAGCAGCTTCCGTGCTGCCAGATGCGTCGTGTCAATCGGTGGCGCTGGTTCGGTGGTCATCTTACCATCGACAATCACTTCGACAGGCTTCAGCAGCTCCTGCATCTCATCTTCAATCTTCTCAATGATCTGCATCGTTTTCGTGAAGCTAATCTTATCCCGGAAGCTCTGTTGATTGATCTCACGGTTGATCTTCCCACGCTTCATCATGTCCTTCGACTGTAGCAATAATTTCTTTCCCATTTCTGTTACCTCATAACCTGTTGACCGTCAGCTCTTTGCCAGCGGCGTGTATTCGAACATCTCACCAGTGATACTCACCATTATTGGCCCATTTTACACTGTTCCAGTGGTGCAGTGGTGTAGCAGTGGTGTAGCAGTGGTGTAGCATTCATCACCCAACTACCACGATGGGAGCGAAAAGAGCTCCATCTAGTGGTGCAGTCCTTCCCTCTCTTAGGGGGTCTGCACCACTGCACCACTACAATTCACCCTATATCGCTGGGAGAATGTCACGAGAATCACCCCAGTGGTGTAGCAGTGGTGTAGGCTCATCACGTGAAATCCGGTGGAGTATCCAGCACTTTGAAGGCCAGCTCCTTCTCACCCTGCAGGTAGCCACTCTTAATCACCGGGACCATCGAGGCTTTGATGAATTGTGTGCGGGTTCCGCGTACCTCAGCCTCGGGTAAGTCGGCCAACACAAAGACACCAATTTCCATGCCGTGCTCAATGATCGTCGTGATCTTCCGCTCACCCTGCTTGACACCATCAACGAACACCTCCAGCTCACTGCGAGCCTGACGCTTCGACAGGTACATCCCTTCACGTTCACACTCCTTCAGCTTTTCATGAACCTGAGTCATCAGCTTCAACTTCAGACTGGCTGTCTGTTCGACACGATCACGCTCTACAGTCTCACTGTCGGGCGTTCTCTCCAAGGTGAAGGTGAAGTGATCACGGATCAGCCAGAAGGGCTGCACGGGCCTCTTATGGCCTGACAGCTTAGCAACAGTCAAATAGCTCACCTGACCCTCGTCAATGGCTAAGGAGGGCACACTGGAGGGCAGGGTGAGACCATTGGCATGGGCTGGGTCATAGGTATGCAACACCCAAGCCGTGCGAGAGTTATCAGCGAAGGCAGCACCACCACGACCAGCATGCGCTGAGGTGTCCTTGTTTTTCGCCACCTCCTTGGATGTGTGATGAATGTACCCAGCTGCGCCACCGAGCTCACGAGACATCCGACTGGCCACCTTCATCAGGGCAGCCTCGCCATCATTGACGAACCTCTCCCCGGGGCCAAAGAATGCAGCAGGGTCCATACAGGACATGCGAAGGCCCACACCCCGGTACAGCTCAATGATGTCATCAACATGGTGCGTGATGGTCAGGTTGCCACTGCGATCAGCCTCAACGAACCGGGCCAGCTCACCAGACACGTCATGGATGTAGAGGTTGTTGGACACGATGGTCAGCTGCTCACGGGTCAGAGACATGGCCTCGCAGATCTTGAACAGACGGTACAGCATGGTGTCCATGTCATCCTCTGAGCTGATGAACAGGCAAGGCCCGGGGATGGGGATCGAATTACCCCACAACGGGATGCCCAGCACGATGTGCACCATGACCTTAAGTGTGAGGGTTGTCTTGGCCACGCCTCCGGTCCCGATGATGCCGAAGGGACCCCTTTGCAGCATGCCAGTAATAATCTCCTCAGGAGGGTCCTTGCAGACGTTGAGCGAGTGCAGGCCAATAGGGTTGCGATCACTGAACAACTTGGGAGGTGCGACAGCTATAGGCCCCTGAGGGATGCTGGACTGCCAGCCCGGGAGAACACTGAAACCTGTGGGAGCACTGGACTCTGCAAAATAGGTGCCATCGCTCTTCTTCAGGTAGTCATCCAGATCATAGAAGCTGATGTCATGCGTGTGCAAGCAGGTGCACTGGGGCGTGGTGTAACCATTGAACCCGGCGGCAAAATAGACAGCTCCTTGCAGGTCATGGGCATCACCATGCTCGTGTGACAGGGGGCAGATGTCCAGCTCATACTTACCACTGCCTTTATCCTTGGCACCCAGATCAGATCGGAGCACGGCCTCAGTAATACGGTCAACAGGAGCCACAATGTCACCTCTGATCTTCTCCTGACGCAGGACCTTCAGGTCGGTGATCTTCTGGTGGTACCAGTCACGCCCCTCCTGACAGGGCTGGATGACCTTGGGAGTCTCAGGAACGTGGTGGCCTGTGAGAGCCACGAACCGTTTAGCATGGTAGAGCTCATAGCCCATGGTGGTCAGGGACTGCCCCTCAGCCTGACAGATGATGTGAACCCCGGTGCCAGACTGAGAGTACTCAGCCCAGCTCGGTACGTTGGCGAAGGCCTCCAACATCTCCGGGCTGTACTGACCATTGCTGATGACATTGTCAAAGTCCAGAAAGGCATAAGGATCAGCATCAGAGAACACGAAGCCCAGACCAGAATAGCCACCCCGGTTGTAAGATTCACGAGCCTCATCATAGGTGCCCCAACTATCAGGTTTGACAGTGCTGGCCTTGTAGCCTTTAGGGCTGTACGGGATCTTTGTGGGCTTGGTCTGTCCCTCCCGGGTCTCCAGTTTCCACACCACCCAGCTTGGTCTGGCCATCAAATCTGCAGGGTAATGTAGGCTCATATTGAGCCCCCTTTGCTCATGTTCTGCAGAGGTGTGAGGTACTGCAGCTGGGCGAAGGCGGCATGGTAGATGTACCACGAGGTCCCCAGTATAGCGTCAGAGAACACATAGTCGATATTAACCAGACCACGGTCCTCCGGGATGAGTACATCCTCTTCCCCGAGGCCCTCACTGGCCAGCCAGTCAGAGAACAGCAGGTGGAAAGGGTACACATGGTCCACGTGATACCAGTCTTTATCTGGGGGGTTCAATCTCCTGAAGTTCAGGATCTGGCCTCTTATGGTATTCCGGGCAGCCTGCACCACGTGGATGTGATGCGCCTGATCTGGCCTCGGGCTGCGGACACACAGGGTCCACGCGAAGTCATCCTCTGCTCCGTCAACGTAGACTATTTTAATGCCACGGTGCTGGTAGTTGGACTGGGGGGTCAGGTAGGTGTACATGGCTGATATAGGTTTGCTCAACTTGGCGTCACCATCAGGGTGCCTGTGTCTTATCAGCTCAGTGAAGAAGTGCCTGTCCTCATTGCAGAGAGGGAAATCCCCTCCACAGTTGGCTATCAGCTGTTGGATGTACTCCGTCAGCGCTTTCTTGGTGGGGAAGTTGAACTTCCCGAATATAATTGGGTTACGCATAGTAAATTATCCTTTCAAGGCTGGTCTAGCGGTTAGTGGTTTGTTTTGTTTCCAGTCGCACAGTGTGCAGTGCCTCTGACAAAGCAGAGTTGGCTGTGTGACACCACCATGGTTTCTGGCTGATAACCCAGAACCAGTCAGGCTCATGGACCCGGTGAAAATCGATAAGGTAGGGTCTGTCCCGGGTGAAGGGGGACTGCCCCCCAAAGATGTCGATAGTTTTTGACTTGCGATCTATGCGCACTGTGATATTCTTCATGTTCTAGCTTTCCTTTCAAGGGTTGATGTGGTTAGGTTTGGGGCCTCGGTGGACTTGTTCATCGGGGCTTTTTTATGCATGACTATAAACCCGGGATGTGTGGACCATTCCTGTGCTCAGGCAAGGGTGTGGGTGCCGTCTTACGGGTATCCAGCACATACTTCAGGATCTTAAGCAGGGCAGTGTAGGATGGTTCCGTGCTGCCCCCATTATAGAGCGCACGTAGGCCTGATCTACTGAGACCAGTGCCCTGTGCCATCTCATTACTGCTGATGTGACGGCGACGGATCTCTCCAAGGCAGAATGCCCATGGGTCTTCCAGAGCAACATGCAGCTCTACATTTGTTAGTTTTCTCATCGTAATATTCCAGTTGTTGTAAAGGTGGGGAATGTACCACGCAATTAATTTCACTTCAAGCCTTGACAGCAAAGAATCACTGATGGTAAGATGCGCTCTCACTTAAACAACGAAGGTAAACAACATGAACAAAGCGACATACGGCATACGTCTTAACAGCAACAAACTGATCGAAGACTTCTCATGCACCGTGACTGTGGAATCAGCAGTCTGGGAAGACAACGAATGTTTGGATGGTATGAACCTAGACATCGTACTATCCGCAGTTATCACCGAGCTGGGTGATAAGGTCAGAGACCAAGTGTCTGAAGTAATGCTGCTGGACATGGAGCCCACCAAAGAAGAAACCAACACCACTGGTGGCCTGAAATATGAAGGCGTGTTCGTGGTTGGTGACCTGATCAGATCTTATGACTTCCAACCAATCGCTGGCCGCAAAGAGCTGTTCGTTGAAGGCGTGGTGACTGGTACCGTGGAGAATCTTGAAGGCGCGAAGGTTTACACCATCCTTGCCACCCGGGATGCTTGGGACGAGGGCGAGCAGGACCGTGCAACAGGTATCAGCCGCAAAGGAAAAGAGATTTACGTGCCGATGGAAGTCTCTTTCAGCGAGTACACTGGCCGCGTCGTTAAAATTTAATCTAACCTGCCCCTTCGGGGGCATCACTTAACGAAGGTAAATTATTATGACTACTGAATCAAAACCATACCCTGCCATCCGCATCTGGGGACAACAACTGGGCAGCTACGGTGGATACATCCAACGCCAAGTTGATCTGGCCAATGCTGAGAACGCACCAGCTGACGCCACTCACCGCAGAACAGACGGCTCTTGGGGCACACTGTCAGACATGGAGAACACTCCGTTGTTGAAGCGCATCGCCTTAGAGCTGTGTCAACATCTGCAGGAAAAGTCATGATCAGAAAATCTTACATCGCATTGTCTGAGCAGCAGTACGCAGACCGTCTCACTTCTGGTGAGATTGGTGCCAACGCTGAGCCGATCAACATCTATGACGCCGGCATCATGATCCTCTATGTGGTCGGGTTCTTACTAACTGGACCCGTACTGGTCAGCCTACTGGAGATTATAAAATGAAACAGCCTGAGCACTATGAACTGAAGCAGTGGTTGGCCTCTAACACCATCACTGGGTTGCGCCTGTACTATTACCCGACAGGCACCGACACCGCAGATACCGACTGGGAACTCACCACAAAGGAAGGCGAGACCCTCAGGGTCCTTGCTAGTACCGTTGAGCCTCTGGTAAGGGTCTCACCAAACTGGGTTCGTGTGCTGTACATTGATGGTGTCTACGCCCGGGAGGTGGAGAAGTACCAAGACTTCGCCAAGCGTGAAGCCAAAGATCTGAAAGAGTTCGCTCGCCTGAAGGAGAAGTTCAAATGAAAACACCACTGACTGGCACTGAGTTCTACTCGCACCTGAAGCCCGAGATTGACAAGCAACTGGCTGACCAACCTGACTCCTCCATTCTTGCTGAGGGCAAGGTCGAACTGGAGCTGATGGAGAGGGACTCCAACGTCCGCGTCACCCAGTTCATTCGCCTGCTGTTCAAGATTGATGGCGAGATCGAGACGTACTCCACTCTGGACCTGCGCATGACGCAGCCATCCACTGGGTACTACTCACGCATCAAGCGAGAAGAGGTGCAACGCGCCCGGGTGAACCGCTCCGAGTTCAGAGTGGCCTCTGGTAACTTCCCCCAGAGACTGGATGGCACGTTCAACTATGCCAACCTAGCCAACCACATGATCAAGGAGCTGGCCTTCAAGGCTGTGGCCTTTCGTATGAGAACAAAGGCTGCCAATGGTGTTGCCTTGGCCTCTGCTGCCCGGGATACAATATACCGGCAGATGGACATCGGTGAGACAAGTAGGCTCCTCGTTCCAGCTCCATCAGGAAAGCTTCGTGTTAACCTTCCCCATCTAACCGAGTCACAGGCTCGGAAACATCACCAAAACTTAACAGGAAATATTATGGCCAAAGAAACCCAACTACCCCCAGTGACACTGCTGGCGAAAGACGAAGTCGATGCACTCATGAAGCAGCTCACCGATCTGCTCAAGGACAAGGGGGTCAACTACATCCTGCTGGTGCAGGGAGCGTCACAGACCAGTCTATCCACCACATGTGAGGCCATGCCCTCGATGCCCATGTTCAACCTGATGACGCTCGCTGTGGGCCTGTATGGTGGACACGTCGATGCTGAGGAGTTCAACGTGCTGCAGGCCTTGTGCAATTCAATCGACTTCAAGATCAGGTTGACACCTTGGTATCACCCGTGCTAAGGTGCGCCCTCACTCACTAAAACGAAGGTAAGCAACATGGCTACAAACTACACAAGAGTATTTGATCTGCATCACCGCGATCAGGTGCTGTTCACTTACGAAGGACCCCTGCAAGAGTTCGACGCAGCATGCGCCGTGATCTTCAACACAGAAGTAGACCACCGCATCGGGATGACCAGAGGCATCGGATGGATCGAAGCAACAGCCAGCCAGCTGTCTGCCTATCAGCGCAACTGCATTGCCTGTCCTGTCTTCTCTCTACCTATCGGAGATCTGCACCTGTGATCACCCCTAAACAGAAAGTGATGGACCTAGCTGAGAAGCTGGGCGCCACCATTGATATCGACCCGGCCAGCTCTGACTTCACAGTCACGGTCACGGCCCCGGAAGGCCACCATTGGAATGATGAAGAACTCCACTTGCTAGTCGAGTCTCAGTTCCGGGGCTACACCACGTACCCGCTCTGGGTGACACTACTGGAGAGGATGCAGCTGGGCGTGGAGACCTGCCACGAGAACTGCGGATGGTGGGATGCTGAAGCACCCGACTTCACCAAGCCGGTGGCGTCATGAGTAACCTGTTCAAGTGGATGCTGGGGCTGATGGCCTTCACTCCATTTATGATGATTCTAATCTCGGTGCTTGAAGTTTTATGGTGAGCACCAAGGGCATGGAGCTGGGCCAGATCCCAGTGAATGAGTGTTTCATGAGAGTTCCACTCCCCTGACGTAGTATAGTGCGTCAGGTTCTTTTCTCACCACTACTTGAAGGTAATATTATGAACGATCTACACACACCACCAGCCAGAGAACGAGGCAAGACTTGGTACTGCGGTCCCTTCGCATTCGCTGCGATCACAGGCAACAGCTTCGTCGAGTCACGGGCTCGGCTCAACCGGGCTCGGCTCAACCGGGCCAACGACAGGCCAGAGAACCGAGGCATCCGTGGCTGCAGTGACTGGACCCTGACCTGCGCACTGAACAGCTCAGGCTACCACCCGTCGCTCTTCTACCGCACGCCCTCTGGTGGAGTGGACAGGAAGAACCTCAACCAGTGGCTGAAAACACTGAGCCGGGATGATGACTCCATTTATCTGGTCCTGCTGACAGGCCACTGGATTGTGGTGAAGGGTCGAAGCGTCATGATTGACAACCACACGTCACGCCCGGTACCGGTTTTCATGGGTCCATGGCAGCGCAAGACGGTGAAGAAAGTTTACGTCATCAGAAATTAATTTGAAAATAAATGAAGAAAGGGGTTGACACCCTAGAATCACCAGTGCTAAGATGCGCTCTCACTTAAACAACAACGAAGGTAATTTGAAATGACACACTTAATGTACAACTCTACTAACGACACAATCGTAACTCGCTCAGAAATGGCGCAGCTTCCACTGCCACAAGCAATGGGTCGATTCCACCAACCTTACAGCTTCAGCGAGTACGTTGAGCAGGTCCACGAAGCACTGGACATCGAAGGTCTGCAGGCTGGTGTTGAAGAGTACGCCATCCAGAAAGATGGGCAGCGCATGTTTGGTCTGATGACCATCGAGCCTAAGCCTCTGAAGGGTGAGCTGATCACTGCAGCAGACTGGAACCTGACCATGGGTATCCGTGGATCACACGACCAGCGTATACCTCGCGGCATCACTCTGGGTTCTCAGGTCATCGTTTGTTCTAACCTGTGCTTCGGTGGAAACATCGGAACATTCAACACCAAGCAGACCACGAACATCCGTCAGCGCATACCTACACTGATCCGCAATGCGATCTCTCAGGTCCCTGAGCTGGCTCATGATCTGGAAGAGAAGTACGACGCATACCGCAATGCAGAGTTCAAGCCACGCTGGGGAGACGCAGCACTGGTAGAGATCCACCGTCGTGGTGGTCTGGCTGCACCTCAGCTGGCACGGGCCATCGCTGAATGGGATCGTCCTTCTCACGAAGAACACGCAGAGCAGGGCTACTCAGCATGGCGTTTGATGAATGCATGCACCGAGGCTCTGAAGCCTACTGGTCTGCAAGGCAACATGAACGCAGTGCAGGATCGCAGTCAGAAGGTGACTTCATTCATCGACGAAGTTGTCGGTCTTTAACTAACCCCGGGGCATGGACGCCCCATCACTTAACGAAGGTAAATTATTATGGACATAGCAGTACGCTACCCCTCTGGTGTGACTTACACCCTCAACGGCAAGCCAACATTCAAAAGCAACAAGGGCAGACACTCCGCCTATGTAACTGTAGACGCCAACAAAGACGATCCTATTTACGGCGATGACAACTTGTTCCACGCTACCATCAGCTCCACCAACCCGACAGAACTGCGTCAGTTGGCGAACCATCTCACCATGGTTGCTGAAGAGTTAGAGTTCAACGCACCGAGGGGCAAGTAATGGACCAGATCAGATCTCAGATCCCCATCCCCGGGTGTCCTCCACATAACCCAGAGATGCACGTCACCTTCAGCAGGACCATGGCGATGCCCACATACCCAAAGGCACCCCTGAAGGGCGTGTCACTGGAAGAGCAGATGACTGTTCGCCGGGTGGGTGGAGTGGACAACTACTACTACCGCAGCCGCTGGGTGAATGTGCCCGGTACCCGTAATGTCTGGTCCGACTGGGGCTTCTGGGACTTCTTCCCTGAGGGCACCACCAACGCCCAGATCCTGTCGTTTATGATCGACGCAAACTGGAAAGTAAACCTACCCAATTATTCTGGAGAATAGAATGAGCAACAAAGATAAAGCATCCTGCCTCGTGGCAGCTGACCAACGCAAGGCCCCTCCGCACATACGTGCAGAACTGGAAGCCTTGGACACCAGCCCTATTAGCCTTGGCAACCCTGACCTGCTTTCAGCGGAAGCACGAGCATGGGTCCTCGAGAACGCAGAGCCCATCAACCCGACTGACGTACTCCGTGCCATTGGTCTGGACCTGAGCGGGCTCGATGAAGAGGAGACGCCTGAACCTGAACCAGAGCCTGAACCTGAACCTGAACCAGAGCCTGAGCACACCATGCCTGAGACTGAACGTAAGGAGATGCTCGCTGCACTCAATCACACAGCAGCCGCACTCACCATTATTCTTTTCGGCTTCGAGGCTCTACGTGCATCCCTTGGTAAGGAGGCCGCTGATAAGATCCATGCCAAACTGCACCGGGCTTGTGAGTCTTACGTGCACAAATACAATAGCTGGAAGCGCGGCCAGCACTAAAAGATAGGAAGGCTGAACCGGGAGTAGTGACCCAACGCCCGGCGGGGGCAGCCTTCTGCTTGGAGATCCTTTCTCCATTACCTTCACCCTGCCGGGCACCCTAATTTTTAAACCATAACCGGAGACATATTATGTCCTTAGAGAAAAACATCGAGCGCATCGCAGTCGCTCTTGAAGTACTAGCCAACAACGCAGCCATTGGAATCCAGCGTGCGTACCCAGACATCGCTGTCGGTGGTAACACCCAGCCTGCTGGAGACGTCACACCTCCGGCCAGTAGCGCGGAGCCACAGCCCACGCCTGACGATGGTGAGGATCAGCTTACTCCAGCGCAGAAAGGCGCACGCACCAAGGCCCGTAACAAAGCAGCCAAGGCTGCAGGAGAATCAGAGGTCCCCGGACCAACACCTGTGAACCAGCAGCAGCAGCCAGCAGGGCCAAGCTCTGTGGGCCAACCAACATCTGAGCCTGTCCCCACCAATGTGGAAGAGATGAATGCTCTGTGCCAGAAGATCTGGTCAGGCCTCGAAGCGCAGGAGCGTGGCACGGGTGTGAAGATCAGTGAGCTGATGAACAAGGTGTACAAGGTGCAGGTGATCTCGGATCTCCACATCGATTATTACCCGGGCTTTACTCTGGACCTGAACAACTTACTGAACGGGGGCGCATAATGGGCCACGCAAGATTATCCCCGTCAGGGGCCAGCCGGTGGATGAACTGCCCCGGCTCAGTAGCAGCGACCGAGGGCATCCCAGATAAAGCTGGCCTCGCTGCAATCGATGGTACCCATGCACATGATCTGCTCGAGTACTGCATCACCAATCACCTGAACCCCAAGTCTTTCATCGGGCAGGTGTTCAAGGAAGTGATGATTGATCAGGACAAAGCTGAGGCCGTGCAGGTTGCTTACAACTACGCCATGGAGACGGCTACCAATAACTTCGCGGAGATGTATGTCGAAATGAAGGTCACGCCCGACAGCCTACTACGTGCTGATATCTTCGGCACTGCTGATCTCGTGTTGGTGTCTGATACCCAGATCGAAGTCATTGATTATAAGCATGGCAGAGGTGTGGTGGTTGAAGTAGACAACAATCGCCAGATGCAGATCTACGCCATTGGTGTATTGGATACCTTGAACATCGAGATCGGGGACCGCACTGTGGTCACCACCATTATTCAGCCCCGGGCTTTCCATGCCGCTGGACCTATCCGATCTTCCCACTATAACGAGGCACAGGTCTCCCGCTTTACCACTGACATAGTGGAAGCAGCAGCCAAAACTGACAGGCCTGATGCCGAGCGTATCGCTGGAAAGCTTCAGTGTAAGTTCTGCCGGGCCAAAGCTACCTGCTCTGCTCTGACTGATCAGGCACTCAAGGCTACGGGCACCAACCTGTCCACTGCTACAACAGAGTCGATCCAAGCCAGTGCACTGCGTGACCCGGGCGAGCTTACGCCAGAGCAGATCACCATGGTGTTGGAGAATGAAGATCTGATCCGTGGCTGGTTAGCTGCGGTGCATGAGTTCGCTGTCAACACCATCCAAGGTGGTGGAGATGTCCAAGGTTTCAAGCTGACAGCAGGTCGCAAGAGCAAGAGCTGGACAGAGGATGACGCCGAGGTCAGTGACATCCTGCGCACCATCAAGAAGCTCGACGGCGGCATGCTGAAACTCGCAGACGTTCAAGTCTCGAAGTTGAAGTCACCTGCAGCCATCGAGAAGATGATCTCTGCACATGTTACCAAGGCAGCACTAAAGAAAGTTAGGGCCCTATACACTGTCTCTGAGGGCAAGCCCCAGCTTACCCCAGCAGCGAGTAACAAGCCTGCACTTGCAACAAAAGCGGAGGACGTGTTCGCACCTGTACCTCCATCATTTATGTAAACAATAGGACTTATTATGTCAATATCATTACTAATTCAAGGCGTCATCTCGTACCCGCATGTGTTCGCAGCACGGGCCTATCAAGCGGGTGATGAGCCACGCTTCAGCTGTAGCATTATTCCTACAGATCCGAACTTCGATTGGAACGCGGTGCAGACTGCGATCAATGAAGCCTCGCTTGCAACCCATGGGTCGAACCCTCCTGCCGGGCTGGCGTCTCCACTGAGCCAAGTTAAGGATGGTCCTTACGCTGGCATGTGGCAGATCACAGCTACTGCGAAGGAAGCCCAGCCACCAGAGATCGTGGACGGGAACATCAAACCTCTGGCAAACAATGGTCAGCTGTTCGCTGGTTGCGTGTGCAACTTCGACATCAAAGCCTTTGCTTATCCGAAGGGTGTCAGCACCGGGTTGAATAAGATCCAGCTGGTAGACAACGGACCGCACCTACCTCGACTAGATGGTGGCAAGTCTGCAGAGGAAGTGTTCAGTGTTGTGCCGATGACGGTAGCCTCACCACTTGGTGGACCCACTGGTCAGCCAGCTCAGGTGCAGCAGCAGCCACAACAGGCCCAGCCACAACAGGCCCAGCCTATGCAGCAGCAGCCACAACAGGCCCAGCCTATGCAACAGCCTATGCAGCAGCCAGTGCAGCAACAGCCTATGCAGCAGCCAGTGCAGCAGCAGCCACAACAGGCCCAGCCTATGCAACCGCCTATGCAGCAGCAGCCACAACAGGCCCAGCCTATGCAACAGCCTATGCAGCAGCCAGTGCAGCAGCCAGTGCAGCAACAGCCTATGCAGCAGCCAGTGCAGCAACAGCCTATGCAGCAGGGTCAGGTTCAGACGGGAGCTCCGGCTCAGATGCCGTGGAACGGTTAAAAGTCCACATCGATATAGAGTCGTACTCTGAAGTCGATCTAGCCAAGGAAGGCTTATACAAATACGCCTCGCACCCATCGACAAGGATTGAACTCCTGTCATGGGGCCGGGGCACCGGGCCAGTCACTCAATGGGATGTCAACGATGGGGTCCCGGTACCTCGTGAGTTCTTCGACATAATGGTGGAGCCAGAGACAGAACTCCATGCCTTCAATGCTACCTTCGAGCGCATCATGCTGGCCAAGGTATGGGGATTCGTTACACCCCTCGACCGATGGCACTGCACCATGATTCATGCGTGGAGCCTTGCATTCTCTGGGGGCCTTGCTCAGGTCGGAGCCCAGATGCATCTCAACATCCAGAAGATGGACGGCGGTAAAAAACTGGTCCTGAAATTCTGTAAGCCAGCACCAGCCAACCACCTTGCTGATCGGTACAACAAACAGAACAGCCCTGAACTCTGGGCAGAATATAAAACCTATAACATCATTGACGTGGAGACCGAGCGGGAGATGTCCAACTGGTTATCCGCTTACCCCATTCCATACGAAGAGAGGCAGGCCTACCTGACTGACCAGAGGATCAACGCCCGGGGCTTACCCATCGACACCGTACTAGTGGATCATGCTGTCCGGATAAACCTCGAAGAGAAGGAAGACCTCAAGGTCCGGATGAATGAACTCACAGGCCTGCAGAATGCAAACAGCCGGGATCAGCTGATGCCTTGGCTAACGGTCCGGGGTCTGGACATGCCGAATATGCAGAAGGCCACCGTCGAATCTGCCCTGAAGTTGGAGATCCCAGACGAGGTCCGTCAGGCACTGGTCCTCCGGTCCCAAGTGAATCAAACCAGCACGGCCAAATTTGCCGCTGTACAGGCCGCAGTGCTGGACCATAGATTGCATGGGGTATTCCAGTTCGCAGGCGCACAGCGTACACAGCGGTGGGCAGGCAGGCTATTCCAACCACACAACCTGAAGCGTGGCTATCCGGATGCAGATGTCCGGGCTAATACCCTGATGCATGGTGACCGTGGTCTGATCAAGATGCTCCACGGAGATGTCATGACTTACCTGTCTAACATCATGCGCACTGTCATCTCTGCAGGTGACGGCAAGACTCTGTCAGTTTGTGACTACGGGTCAATCGAGTCCCGGGTGCTGGGTTGGCAGTCTGGTTGCGGAAGGATCATTGATCTGTTCGCTACTGGCAAAGATTCATACAGAGACTTTGCCACCGAGGTGTACGGCGTGGACTATGACGATGTCACCAAAGAACAACGGGGATTCTGTAAGCCCCCAGTGCTCGGCTGTGGCTACCAATTAGGAGGCAAGGGCTTGGTCACCTACGCTGAAGGCATGGGCGTGACGCTCTCAGAGGAGGGGTCACAGCGTCTGGTTGACCTATGGCGAATGCTGCACCCTGAAGTGGTGGCCATGTGGCGCTGGTTACAGGGGGCCTGCATACATGTGACTGAAACATACGAGGAGGTGTCCGGATACGCTGTCACCATATATAGGGACAGTGAGTTCTTATTCATCAGGCTGCCCAGTGGCAGGAGCCTCGCGTACCACCAGCCACAGGTCAGCATGAAGACGCCCCCCGGGTGGAAGAAGCGGGTGCGCTCTGTGTCCTATATGGGGCACGATCAGTACACCCACAAGTGGACCCGGATCTCTACCCATGGCGGAAAGATAACGGAGAACATCGTGCAGGCCATCGCACGGGATCTGCTCCGGGATGCCATGTTCGAGATGGAAGGTCTGGGCATGGACGTGGTAGGACACGTCCACGATGAGGTCCTTGTAGAGACTGAGTTAAATTACTCAGTGGATACATTGGATACTATGAACCAAGTTATGTCAGTCACACCCAAGTGGGCACCGGGCCTGCTGCTATCTGCAGAAGGTTTCATAACTAAACGATATAGGAAAGACTAATGATTTTAATTGAGAGTATTAAGTGGTACGAGGTGGAGGGGAACGTAATCCAGTTCGCCCACTGCGAAGACCCATCAGAGCCCCTGTGGTTGGCTGATAGAGGCGAGGACATTGTACCTGTCGAGGCGGAGATAGTGCACGAGGTCATCAATGGCCGTCACTTCCGACGTCGAGGTGATGGCACTGACGTCTGGATCGGTATGGCGGCGGACCCGGCTAACCTGCTGGGCCTCCAGTACGAAGCCTTCGACACCCTCGAGGACATGTACCGTAAACAGGCACACTTCACCAAGTTGGCAGAAGCAGCCACCCGTAGACTGCAGAACGCAGGCTTTTTCACCCGGATCAAATGGGTATTCACAGGAGTTAAATGATGTTAGAACGAGACATAGAAGCAAGGGTCTGCCGATACGCGCAGAAGTTCGGGGTGTTAACCCGCAAGTACACCAGCCCCAGTCACCGGTCAGTCCCGGACAGGCTGTTCCTTTTCCCCACTGGGCTCGCTGTGTTCATTGAGTTCAAGCAGAAAGGGAAGGGCCTCACCAAGGGACAGGCCAGAGAGTTTAAGAAGCTGACCACGCTGGACCACTACGTGTATCTGGTGGACAGTGTGGCCTCTGGCAATAAACTGGTCGATACCCTGATAGAGGTTGTGTCACGCAAGCAGCCTGAGTCACTGAAGTCAGCTGCTGTCATGGTAGCCAAGAGTAAACTCGGACTATGAGACAGCTCACCCCATGGGACATGCACCAGTACCAAGTCTGGGCCATTAAGCAGGGGCTCACCCACGAGCAGATGGCCCTCTGGCTAGACATGGGGTTGGGCAAGACGGTCGTCGCTCTGTCGATCATCACTGAGCGCATGGCAAGGTTCCAAGTTTATGGCACCCTAGTGGTTGCACCCAAGCGTGTGTGCCAGACAGTCTGGAAGCAAGAGGCCAAGAAGTGGACCCACTCACAAGGACTCACATTCTCCACCATTATTGGTACCGTCACCCAGCGCACCCGGGCAGCTATGGTGAAGGCTGACGTGTACCTGATCAGCTATGAGAATCTGGTCTGGCTGGTGGATCTGCTGCAGGTAAAGTATGCGGACCGGGGGCAGTACCTGCCCTTCAACATGCTGGTGTATGATGAGTCTACCAAGCTGAAGGATGCTGGCACCAAGAGGCATGAGGCCTTGCGGAAAATCATAGGCCATGCACCCTACCGTCTGGGCCTGACTGGTACCCCTGCATCCAATGGGTACCTCGACCTGTTCGGCCAGTTCCTTGCTATCGATTCAGGGCAGAGACTGGGCACCGGGATCACTGCGTACAAGGACACCTACTTCGAGAAGGGGTACCGGGCTTATGAGCTGGACCTGAAGGTCGGAGCCAAGGAGGCGATCCAGAACTCCATTGCCGACATCACTCTACAGATGAACAGTGCTGACTACCTCACCCTGCCGGCAGTAACCTTCAATGACATACCAGTACGGATGCCCCCCGGGGCGATGAACTCCTACAGGGAGCTGGAGTCTGACTTCTTCATGCAGCTTGATTGCGGAGCAGAGATCGAAGCAGAGACTGCAGCAGCCCTGTCGAACAAGTGTCTGCAGGCAGCCAATGGTGCGGTGTATGATGCCGAGGGTAACTGGTTCAACTTGCACGATGCCAAGCTGGATGCACTGGAGTCGGTCATCGAGGAGTCAGCCGGGCAACCCATATTGGTGCTGGTCAACTACCGTCATGACCGGGAAAGAATACTGGCAAGGTTTCCTGCCGCCGTCTCTATGGATGGTAGCAGCGATCCTGTCACCATTGTGAGTGACTGGGATGCGGGGAAGATCTCCGTGCTTGTGGGTCACCCAGCCTCCATGGGCCATGGTCTAAACCTGCAGTATGGCGGACACATTGTGGTGTGGTTCGGACTGAACTGGAGCTTAGACCTTTACCTGCAGGCCAATGCAAGAGTGGACCGACAGGGACAGACTCACCCGGTCATCATTCACCGGATCTTAACTGAGGGTACTCTGGACTATGGTGTGGTCGAGGCACTGAACAGCAAGGCTACTACTCAGACGGAGTTACGGGCCTCCGTTCAGGCCTATCGTCATCGTCTGCGTCTATCATAACCCCCTTGTCTTTGTCATCCTTGACGGAGTTATGATCACCAGAGATATAGTTCACGGTGCATGCTGCTACTGCAGCCGCACCAGCGAGCAGTGAGAGCACCTTGATCACTTAGGGACTACCACATCTGCGACGCCATCGCCATCAGCATCGAAGTTAATGCTGTCGGCATCTTCAGTCACCGAGGGGTTCCCGTCCCCGGGGTTGCCGGATATCACACTGTCTGGCAGCCCGTCGTTATCCATGTCAAAGGCACCACCAGTGACCGGTCCACCACAACCATTGGTAACCCAGAACTCATAGAGCAGATCATTCAAGTGACCCGGACCCAGC